GTACCATTTCTTCTGGTGCTGGACTTGTGGTAGGTGTTATAAATCCATCACCATCAATAATAATATCATCTGCTCGTAATCCATTAGCCGTTCTATAGGCACTATTTTCATTTAAATTACCACCTTCAATAAATGTATCAAATAGATCTTCATCGGCAGGTACACCTTCATCCCATGGTTTTTCACCCCAACCGTACTCTCCATCCCAAGTATCTGATTTTTCAAACCCTAATCCTGTTACGCTGACTCCGCCATAGTCGATACCTGTCATCAACTGTGTAAAATCTTTACCTAACATACCAACTTCTGGTTCATAATAATGCGTAATTCTTTCATTGGCGTTTAGATGAATATTATCTTTTTGATACTTTATGTCAATTTCTATACCTTCTTCGACTATATCATTTAATTTTAATATACCATAATAAACACGATGACCTTTATCAGTGCTATATGTCTTTTCTATAGTATAATTTGAAGAAACTATTTCTTGTGTATTGATCTTTACTACAATAGAATTTAAATCAGTTTTAGGATTATATTTTAAAATAAAACTTGTTGTTTCTCCATCACTAGTAAATTTTTCTTCTACCGTTAATGGAAGAATATCTGTTATATTTTCTTTTAAATAACGGTCAAATTTCATACCAATTAAATTACTTCTTACAAGACTATTACCAATTAAAGCATATGCTTGTGCTATTTTTCCTGTCCTGCTTAAGTTTCCTTCGATAATAATCTTGGGAGGTTTAAAATATCCCTCTCCCCCGTCTAACAATTCAATTTTTACTAATTTTCCTTGTACAATAAACGGCATAGCTCTAGCCGGTCTAGTACATACACCGTCAAACCTAATTACTGGTTTAGCAATATATTCTTCACCTTGATTCGTAATAACTATTTCGTTAACACTGAATCCTATAGCACTACGCCATGAATTCCAAGGAAATTCGTTGATAACTTCATTATCAACTAAAATTTGATTATCTAAAAATTGAGTTGATACACTAATTATACTATTAGTTGCGTATGAGGGTAAGTCAAAGTCACTAATCAAACTTTGACTGCTATCAATATTATTATAAATGCTAACAAATTCGCGAATCTTAGTTCTAAATGGCTTAACTTCTTGAATGTATTTTTCATAATCTAAAAGATTATCATTCTTATAATTTACTTTTTGCTTTAGAGTACCTACATTATGTAATGCTTTAATAAAGCTAGATTTGATAATCCAGTTAGTAAATAGTTGTTCTGATAGAATGTATCGTAAAGTTACAAAGAATAATTTTATATAAATTATCCTTCTATCATCTATCAATAATTTATTTTTTAGAGAATTTAATATTATTCTTAGTTCAGTTGTCCCTACATTGTCATAAGTATTTGAATCAAATAACTCATTATCAAATCCTAATTTATTATTACCAAAATTGTAAAATCTATCACTTAACTGTATGGAACCGTTATTTTTTCCTACAACACGATAATTTAAAGTATAATCTAAAGTTTCTATATTATTATATTTTTCTAACAAAACCCATTTACTAGAACTAATAGGAGTATTAACCTTAACAATTTGACCAATTTCTACTGGTAATGAGTATACTTGATATACCCCATTAACTACATAGTCTATTTTTGTAAACTGATTAAATCCAGTTTGATACCAGTCTATGTAATTCCAAAAATTCATTACATTATATTGTTGAGTTTTCGTCCTATACCAATTTGATCCGTCTAATGTATAAATGGTCCATAATCCTACACTATTACTATCACTAACAACTAAAGCACTTAATGCTCTTACTTGTAATTTTGTATTACTCTGATCGTATCCTTCTCCTGTTTCTATTATAGAAACTGCTATAATACTGCCTAAATTATTAATTTCAGTTTTAAATCTAGCATTAATACCAGAACCTACAACTTGAACTGTAGGAGCTACTTGGTAGCCTAATCCTGGATCAATAATAATTACATCTATAATTCTTCCAAACTCTATCACAGGTTCTAATACTGGTTGTTTAAAATTGTTTATATTGATAAATCTAAGTTCAGCATCTGTGTCTTTGACATAGTCATAGTACCCATACTCTTTATTTGATATTTCATCTTTTAAGAAAAGATCACTTAGATCAATATTATCAATTTGAATAGTTTTCATTTCTAAATTAAAGCGTTCTATTACCTGTTTTATTGCTTCAATTCTATTAATAAACATTCCCTGTCTTGGTTTAAATTCTATCCCGTATCGTTGCTTAGGACTTAAAGCTAAGTCAGGTGTCATTTTTCCATTTTCATCAAACCCTACTAGACTATCTACCCATTTACGTTCTATATTTTTAGGTATTTCAGTTTTTTCATTTTCGCTTATCAAGCGCCATTCATTATGTATATGTTGTTTTTCTTTTTCTGGCACTGTCCAAAATTGTACACTTAACACAACATCTTTATCTTTTAAAAGATTTTGACAATTAGCAAGACTAAACGCATTTAAATTAATAAAATTAATATGACTTACACCGTAATTCCTAGGTTCAGCTATATTATTAGCAACATCTAATGAACTTAATGATCTAAAGCTTATATTAGGAATAGTTTGCTTTCCTTTAACCCAAAAATAGTATGTTGAAATAAAAGTCCTACTTATTGTGTCATAAGTTTTTTTGATACTATAAGTATTTGATCCGTATAATGATTTACCACTTATGCCTAAAGCAAATCCATCTTCAGTATCACTTAACTCATCCCATTGTGCTGGACTAACTCTACTTGACACCCATTCATACACATCTATACTTGCTGTTGGAAATAAACTACTCCAAGTTGTATTTCGATAAACAGTATCCCCCATACAGGGATCTATAAATTTTGCTCTTTGTAAATTCCACCAAAGTGTTCCAACTTGCTTGTCTAACCAAGCCATATCAGGATCTACATTAACTGTAGAAGTATTTGATCGAACACTATAGATTGCTGGATCATAGTATGTTTTATATTTTAATTCTTGATCTGCTATACCTAATATTTTACCCTGTATTGGATCTACAATATCCAAATATTTTATCAGTGTGCTAGTTTTTTTATTATATAAAAATATTTTTTTAAATATTGAAGGGTCTGTTTTATCAGTTTCTTCTAAGTATTTTTTCCAAGTAAATTCATTGTTTGGTTTATTATAGATATATGTTTTACCCTTACTAAGATTAAAATTTGGTGCACCAACTACAATAACATTTGTACCTGAGCTAAAATTAGCACTATATCCTTCTAGATTTGAATCTATTGGCAATGATTCTGAAAATATAAATTTAGTCAAGTATTGGTCATAGATATCAATTCTACCAGTATCTATAAAATTTTGACTGCTGTCTAATCCAAAAACACTATTTCTACTAGAATCTCCGTATTTGCTAAAAATTATCAGGGTTTTTTCGTTGTTAGAAAATTTGATCTTATAACCATATTGTTCACCGAAATCTTCATCTGACTCAGAATTTCGATTATCAATCACCTGTTGTAAAGAATATAAATAACTTTCTAAATTATATACCCTAACTCTACCTTGATTTTTATATAATATATCCTCCATAGTACTAGAAACTGCCATTAAGTTTCCTGTTTCACTTAGAGCAATATCAAAACCAAATCTTTCTTCTTGATTGTTAGGTAAGTCTAATACCTGTTCTCTTACGTACTGATTAGTTAAATTATTTCGATGGTAAACAAAAACTTTGCCTCCGTCATTTAAACAGGCACTTGTGGCTAACATACTACCATCTTCGTTAACATCGTAAGCATAGGCAAATGGCTCTTCATTACAATTGTCTAAAGGTCCAATAACATCATATAGATCCCATTGATTATCATTTAGTTTAAAAATATATATTTTTCCACTAATACTGATGCTATCAGTACTGCTAATGAATATAAAATAATCATCATTGTATTGAGAAAACTTGACACTATAACCAAAGAATTCATCTTGTACATCTGGATTTATTAATGTACTATGTAAGTCATATGCACCAGTTGAGCTTTGCTTATAAACATTAACAATACCGTTATTGGATAAACTATGAGCCGATACAGCAACATATAAACTGTCAACAGTAATGGCTAATTCTTTACCAAAGTTATTGACAATTTCGGTTTCTTTAAGTACTTGTGCCTTGACCCAAGTATAAGTGTTAAATGGTTTTTTATAAACAAAAACTTTTTTGTCATTTCCATATGTACTAACCAACATTGTTGTATTTTGTTTGTTTATGGCTGTTTTATATCCATAGTAACTATCATCCAATAAGGAACTATCTGCAATAACCTTTTTATCATATATTGGTATATTTTGCCAAATCTCGTTTTTGTTATTGTCATAGAACCAAACTAATTCACCGTAATTCCAAACAGTGTTATTAGAGTTTAAAAACTTGGGGACTTCTAAATGATCTATATTAACGTATCGTTGATCTGTAATTTTATAAATGTCTATTAACTTAAGATTTGTATCTGGTAAAGAACCTAATCCACTAAATTTTACACTCTTATTTGTAATTTCTGTCACTCGTGCCCATGAGTTTATATTGTTTATTTTGCTGATAAACCCTATGATATCTCCGACTGTGAAATTAGGATTAACGTCAAAGTTTATTGTAACAATATTATTAACCACAGTAAAAGTATCAATGCGTATATCTATGTAACTAAATCTATAAATGTTCCAATCATCACCAAATTGATTAATTTTACCTTCAAAACCACACCAAATATAATCACCGTTAGTTAGTGTTTTAATATCTAAATTTAATATATCTAGTTTCTTATCTATGGCATACTTTGCGTGATCTAATCTTACAAATCCAGGTGTTTTTAAATACGGTTTAAAGTTTAAATTCTTTGGCCAAATATTATTTTGATAGTGAGTAGGTTGTACATATAAATCATTCTTTGTTTGTCTAATTACATAATCTCGCAAAGTATTATCTATAGTATCTACTAGTTCAAAATTTTGTGGTTCTACTTTAAAAAGTGATTCATTAAGAGTGAATTCAATTTCTTCAAAGGCTTGACTGGCACCGTAGTGGCCTACTCTTATCATCCATTCTTCTACAAAGTCTAAGCTATCTTGATCAGCATTACTTAAAACGTCAAATAATTTATTTAGACTATTAAAAGTTCCTTTTTCAGTGATCATTCCTTGATAAAATTTAAATTCACTAACATCATTTTGTATAACATTTTCTAAGTAATCTCTTTTTTGATAACCTATTAAATGCTGTGCTATGCGTTGTTGATTAATATCAAAATTATCACTATCTAAATCATAAAAATCAGTAAACTGTAATGCTTTATAGTCCCAATTAGGTATTAGTCTTGATGTAGGTTTTTCACTAACTCTTATCCATTGTTCATTATTAAAAGTTTCCTGCCCAATCATTGTTTCTTTGGCAGTATAATAAAACTCTTTATATTTTACAATATCACCTAAATTATAATCTGTATACTGATTCCAATCTTGAATACGTGCTTGATCGTATATGAAACCTGGAGCATCAAAACTTCCATTCCAATTAGTTGTTTTATATCCTACGGTTTTGATTCTTTCTTGTCTATAACCAGTTTCTATATTATAAATTACATCATTAAATTGTGTTAAATTGTCTATAATTAATACATGTTCTTTTTGGATTAAGTATAATCCTGCTCCATATATTCCTTTGTTTTCAGATTTGGGCTGTAGACTGAAAACATTATCATATCTTAAATAATTTAATTCTTCAAAATCATATTTAGATCCGTCAGCAGCAAAAACTTCATAATCGTTATTTGTATCTCTAATATCATCTACTATAGAATAGTTTAAATTTAAATCTAATTTAAGAGCTCCCGGGCTTAAACTGATAGCACTTGCTCCATCATTGTCTAATTCTTCTATTCTATAATAAAACTCTGAATTAAAATCTTCTTCAGTAGTATGATCTATAATCACCTTATAAAAATCGCCTTCGTAATAAACTATATTTCCAAACTTATAAGCAGTGTTACTAGACCATTCTGTATATTGACTAGCACCTGAGCTCCAATTCTGTGTAGTCCAAAATAAAAACTCTTTAATACTAAATTCCCAATTTGTTATATTTTGAATTTGTTTATTAAAGTTGTCAAATTTAAATCCTTGGCTTTCTAAATATACCCCATAACCTTGTAAAAAATCAACTACATCTTGAATACTGGTTAATATTGTACCATAATTCAAAACACTAACTTCTGAATTAAATTGGCTACGGATATTCGCATCTTTACCGCCAATTATAGGTAGACTTGGTAATTTTTGAAGTAGATCATAATCAGGAAAACTTGAGCTAGTGTGACTTATTTTTACTCTATAGTAAAAATTATCAATTTTTACTATGTTTCCAGCAACATACCTTTGATCATTATCCCAATTAATATAACTTTCGCTAATACCGCCTACATTGATATTATATCCTGCTTTGGTCCATGGGTAATAATAAAAATAAGGCTGAGTTTGACTATATCCTTTTATTTCATACCCTACACCATAAGTAGTGTTCAATCTTGTTATAATTACAGCACTATAAAATAATTTTTTACTTGGACTCGATGAATTTAAAAAGACTTTGTAGTTTTCTTGAGGTATGAATACACCACTTGATGCATTGACATTTTTACTATCTAATATAAGATTAAACTTTTCTTTACTAGTATACCCAGCAATTCTATGACTTAATTTATTGCTTAATGTCCCTAATATACTGCGATATTCTATTAACTTTGAAATATTATCTTTAGTTAAGTATTCAATTATATAATTTATTAGTCCACTAGTATATTGTCTTTCATTATCAGAATATATACTAGGAGTTACAATATCTTTCAATCTTAAATGTAATCCTGTTGGTTCATAAATTATTTGGTTAGCAGCATTTCTTTTTATCCTACTTCTATCTAGAAGTAGACCTAAACAATGATTTGGCACCATTAGTATCAGGGTTTTAATTAAGGCGAATGGGTAATAGCTACTGCGACGCCATGTTGTTTCAACAGGTCCTTGATCACCAAAACTATAACCTTTATCAGTTTTAGTATTAAACAAACCTGTAGCTATATTGGCATTAATAGGATCTAATAAATTTCCTTGCTCATCTACTGGAATGGTATCTAATATAGGCCTAATATATTTGGTATTAATGATAGGCACACGACCTGGTTCACGTATAATCCCGTTTCTTAAATCTTCCCATAATATTAGGTTATTACTAGTATATGGGGCGACTCCATAAACGCTATCCCACCATTTAGGTTTGATACTAAATCCTAAACTTTCCCAAGGACAAATGTGTATGCGATCTGTATCATAATACCATTTGTATATTCCACGCCAAAAACCAGCTAATACTGTATTATCTATACTAGGGGCTTCACTATAATTGTAAGTAAACGCATTAGTAGATAAAAATAGTAATTGTTTAGTAAAATCTGTATCAATTAAAGTAGACCATTTGAAAAAATTAGGAGCTAATACTCTATTGAATTCTTCTAATGAATAAAGAGTATGTCTGTTTGATCCTGGAATAAAATTATAAATGTCGAATATTTCAGGATCATAATTTATTTTAATATTATTGAATATTCGTTTTTCTAATTCTAAAATTAGATCATCTCTGAAATCGTCAAATGCTAGTATAATACTACCATCATGGCCTTGTATTACATTTTTAGGTTCAACTAATGTAGTATCTAAATACTTTTTAGGTTCAAACTTAGGATATAACCCTAAACTTGTAGGAGTTTGGGGAACATAACATCCATCAGTATTTTCGTATTCATAAACATCTATAATATCTAATTCATTTAAAGTACTTAATATTTCTACATATCCATCTGAAGTGAACACATAATCTCGTTCATTTAATAAAAGATTTTGATTAACATATACATAAACTACTTTTGGTTCTAAAATATTGTAAACAATAACATTTGATAATGGATATTTTTTAATTTTGCCATCTATGACACTGAAACTAGTCTTAACTGATCCACTATAGGCCAGCATATTGCTAAAATAATATGAATTTGATTTAGTTTTACCTTTACTAATATTAAAAAGTATAGCATCTACATTTTCTTTTACGTTATTATCGTTTTCTAAAAAATCAAAATTATATATAAATGATCTTTTAAATTTTCCATAATCGTCTTTAGCTTTATCGATGGCACGCATCAAATTAGCATTTTTATCAGTTAAATGATATAAGCTTAAATTTAAGCTACCTGAATGTTTAACAAATTTCGTTCCATAACTGCTTAAATTAGACTGATCTCTTAGATTGCTAATTCCAGGGTACGTTCCTTGAAAGTCATTTACATGATCAACTATACTATCTACATGATCAAAAATTTCACCTAACGTAAAATTAGTTAAGTTTTCATTTAGACTGTTATTTTGAAAGTTTATTGGAAATTCATAATAACCATTAGAGTTCTTAGTTTGCTTTGAATAACATTTTAATACTACTACATCATCTTCTTTAATATCATTATCTAATAAAACTTCTTTATAAATTAATCCTTCAATAACGTTGTATTGATTTTTATAAAGACGTTTACCATTAATATATACTTTAACATCTAAGTCATTTAATTTTTCTCTATCATCAAATACGTCAATTGGAAAATTATTAGTTATTAATTCTTTTTTAGTACCAATTTGACGAAATTCTTTCTTAAATATTTTTACAATAGGTTGATAATTAGTTACAAAAGATTTAGCCCAACCATTAACATACTGTTCTACACCAACACTATTAAATTTTTTTAAAAATTTATTGTTAGTGCTTTCTTGAATAACATCTATTTCTTGCTTATAAGTAAAAGTATCATTTAATAAATTAAAATCAAATAGTATATCACCTATATTATTGATACTTCGATAACTTAATGAAAATCCTAACTCCTTATCTACAGATCCGTTATTAGGTTTATAGGAAAATAATTTTGTACCATTAAATGTACTTCCGCTATATTTTATGGAATCATTTAAACTATATCCATCGTTATCAAAAAGATCAAATAAAGGTGCTTGATTGATATTGTTTTTATCTTGAGCTTGTGTCCATGTTGATCCAGTGAACCAAAACATTTTTCCTATGTATTTGTTTCCACCTAATACTAGTATTACTTCATCTAAATTAGGAATTGAATCTGGCTCTTCTGCTAAATGAATCTGCCTTTTTTCTTCACCAGTGGACTCATCAAATATTGTTAGAAACTCAACTCTAAAAATTTTATTTCTTACTGTAATATCTTCGTCAACTTTAAAAATTACTCGATGACCATTAAGTAGTTTAACACCGTCAATGCTATATCCAAGGCTTCCTTCAATTACGCTGAAGGCATCTCTAGTAAAATCATCAATTAAATCAATATTAGATTTACTTTTTGATCCAAAATTGTATAATTTTAAGTTTGGTTTGAATTCAATTATTGGACGAGTTGCTCTTTGTAATTGATCAAATACAGGTTGTTTGCCTAATATTTGTGCTGTTTTAATAATTACATCTTGGTGTATCCATCTATTATGTCTAGACCAATGATTTCTATCTCTACTACCACGATTGATAGTAATATAATCTTTATTAACAGCTACATAGTTCACATTGTTGAATGGTAAATCATCAAAACCTATGCTATCATAGCTGACATCTAAATAATTGGCATAACTTGATACTACTTCTAAGTTTTTTTCATTAACCAGTACAATAGCATCTCCCACGCCCTCAACATAATAATCATTATCTCTATATGAACTGGGTGTAACTAGCCCTCTAAATCTTATTTTCATACCATTGGTAAGACTAGTTCCGTTACTTAAGGTATACGATTTTTTACCAATTATTTCTTCTTCTACATTAATTTGTGTATTTTCTTCAATGTCAAATATTTTAATTATACCACTACTATCAACATTATTTTCACTTACATAAAATAATAAATCTGGAGCATCTATTGGTACTTTAAATTCCATTACACCTTCAGAAATTCCATTATTAGTAACGCCATTTGAATATTTAAATTCATTACCTGAAACTCTTTCTGTTTTAATGGCAAATGGTTGGCCAGGAGTGTTTAACTCAAATTTATAAGTTTCTCCTCTGTATAATTTTAAATCTGGATTTCTTGTTAATCCGTTTGGTGTAAACAAATAGGCAAAATTATCACCTTCATCTTCTAGTGTAACACTAAAGGTACTAGTAGTATCTAATACTTTTGAACCGCTAATCCCAATAGTTTCTGGACCATATGGTAACCAATAATACTGTAAGTAATTGACTATTTTATCCCAATCAATATGCGGTTCCCAACTGTAAAATTCTTGATGGTTTAATCGTTGATGATTGTCATTTATACCACCTAATACTGATATTGTGTCAATATAATCTATATAATCCTTAAAATATTTTACATTACCTAAGTTATCCTCTGCTACTAGTGCTGGTTCTAATTGATAGTCTTGTCTGTTTTTTAAAGGAGCATCGATATAGATATCAGACCCAGTTACAGTTTTTGATGTTTGCCTGCCAATGTATCCATTTAATCTTCGAACAGTACCATCTTGGATTAAAGGATCTAAAGCACCTGCTAAAAACTTTTTATTACTGGGGCTCTTAAAAATGTTTGGTAAAAAGTTTTCACTTTTTCTTTTATTATTTCCAAATGGAGGAACTGACTCGTCTGACATCAATAACTCCCTAAACCACTACTAATATTTTGTTGGCTACTGATATTAGATACTGAATTAATAATACCAGTGGCCATTATGCTACTAGCAGTTATAGTATCTATTATTTCTATATCCTCACTAGTTGCTCCGTTAATAAAAATTTGATTATTTTCAGCCTTTATTTCAAATAAGCTACCAAAGCTTAATTCAGGACTTCTAGGCACAATTAAAATATTAACCAAATATGGACTAGTTTTGTTCATTATGTAAGTAACTAACTCACTGAAATAAAAACTATCACCAAAATCCCAATTATCTAAACTAAAAAATTCATTTATAGATACTAATACCCTTGATTTAATGTCATTATCACTAATAGTTTGTTCTGGGTTTTTAACTAATTTAAAAATTGCTCGTAAGTTTATACTAGCTTTGGAACCAAATAAAATTTTATATTTTACAGAATGGTATATAATTTCATCACTCATTGCTTTAATTTCATTTAAGCTAGGAGATAATAGTAAGGATAGCGAATCACTACTTGGTGGTAATGGTTCATTTTCTATAGTTCCTGCTAGCCATTTTCTAAATTCTACATCATATTGCTTAGTCAATATAAAAATATCCATTATATTTGTTTGACCAGGATCAATTCTAGTTTCATAGTCTGCGCTGTGTACATATTGGAATTTTAAATTGTCTCTACCTTGAAAAACTTTATAATCTATATTAAAAATATATCTACCTAAAGTATTATCCCATTTTGCTATATTATTAGATTCAATAAAATAAAAATATTGCTGATCAACTTTTTCTATAAAAGATACATCATTTATATTATTTTTCACTAAAACTTTATTATTGAATGTGTATCTATAATCATATTGACCTGTACTTGTTTCATACTTTTCAAGTATGATAAATTTAGATGTATCGTAAGTTTGATCAGAATTAAAAGGTTCTACAATTTCTTCAAATAAGTCTGGATTATCTACCACTCCATCGTCATTACTATCAAAAAAACTTATTTGAATCTTTTTAGTATCAATATACCCATCTAACCCAGTATATTCACTGGTAATTTCCCAAGGCAAATCATAACTAAACTGATTATTAGCGTTAGGAAGCTTATTGATATTTAAAATATTAATTTTATCTTTTATAATAGTGTTTGTCTTAGTATCGAAAATTTTATTAGTACCATCATAATAAAATCTAATTTTTTTATCACTTTCAAAAATATATCTAAGATTTCTTGATTTCACAGTATAATATTCAGTGTCACTATTGAATAATAGTAACCAACTTGAATCAAGTTTTTGATTAGTAATATCACCACTTTTACCAATATTAAAAATGCTAACAGTGTTTAGGTTGTTTTCAAAAATTATTGTCCAAGTTTTAGTTTCTATATCGTATCTAAGTCCAAAAGGTTTATTGGAGAATATTAAGTTAACCATAATACTAATGGTATTAGCATTTAAACTATTTCTCCATTTAGGAATAACTTCTGTTAATAAACTATTAGTTGGTATATTGGTATTTAGATAAACGCTACCGTCTCCGTTATCTAGTTCTTGACTAGTACCATTATTAATTACGTTAACTACTCTAGCCCATAGATATGAACTAGTGTTTGCTGGCCTACTTTGACTTATATCATAATCTATTAAAACATTATCATTATTTTTATCAAATAATTTACCTGACGGTGCTTGAAATTTTAATAGGCATCCAATTTCCAAGTGTCTTAATAAAGTAGTCGTGTCATAACCTACAATATCATTGCTGAAGTCTATTAAATATCCTGTACCATAGTTAGTTCCAGAAGTTTTTCGAACCCATCTATAATTGAGATCAGTGCTTACAGTTATTCTAGCAAATTTATCATAGTAAAAATTTCTTATATTATTTTCTTTTAGTATTGGTATAATTTGATTATAAATTACACCTTCAATATCTACAGTGGTAGCAAATTTAAATTTGATAATATCATCAAATTCTTCTTTATATAAAATTCCATCATCACCAAATAGACTTATACTGCTATATTTTCCAGTAGGATCAATTAGATCGTAGTACCGACTTATACCGCTACTTGTTCTATTAATAGATTTAACTTTGATTATATCTTGATCTGCGCTCAAAGGACTTATGTTATAATCCTCAGCAGTAATCATTCTATTTTGGGTATAATAAGTAGCTGGTGCTTTAGTCTTAATTTGTTCACTAGACTCTGTACTAGAACTATTACTTACACTAGTAACCAATCCCATAGTAATACTGACCACTTCTAGTTGACCACTATTACTAAAATATGAAAATTCAATTGTGACATTTCTCATATCTTTTGGATTTATTGTATAGCTTAACCCATTACTAGTTCTATAGTAAATTTTAAAATCACCTAAAGGTAAATTTCCAAAAACACCATCACTAAAAGCTAAACTTACCCTGTCATTAGTTCTTGTAACAACACTATAAATATTTCTAATATTTTTATTTAAACTGTTATAAATTACATTATTAGATTCAAAATTAGGAATTTGCTGCCAATATTCTACTTCTAATCCTTGGTTATCTAATTTGTATAGCCAAACATCTGTATCGTTAATATTGATAGCATTTATATCAACTATTTCGTTGGTACTAGGTTGCGTTAAGTTGAAAGTTCCTGTATTCAATGTGCCCTGTCTAAAATGACTAAAGAACCCTGAATTATTACTAGCACTACCTCTTCCATCATCTCTATAGATAAAACTTAAATCTTTACCTAATAATGGGGGATCTTCTGCTATACTTTCACCATCTTTAATTATTGTACTAACTATTTCAAAATTCATTGTTCTACCATCTACTACTTTATTGTAAGCATAGATAGGAACCACAGTACTAGCACTTTGAAATCTATATTGTTCTGTGGGAATGTTATAAACTACTGCTTTATCTAAAGGATCACCAAATTGATTAGTGCTTGGTAGGGCACTGTTAACTACTCTGATAAATTGATCGTACCAATCAGTATTTGCGGGATCATTCCATATTATTTCTTGCCCTGCTAGGTTTCTTCCATTCACATCAAAAATATTTTCAGTGGTACTGATACTGGACCATTTTAATAGTCCGTTAGCTGGCTTATTACGTTTAGCATTATAACTAAGGGTTCTTGCCAGTCTTAGTACACTTTCTCTACGTTCTGCTAGTTCTAAAAAATTTTCACGGGCATTTAAGTCTACACGAAATGCTAGACTTTGGCCTAAAAAAGATATCATATCTATTAGAGCCAAGTATTCGCTACTTTCAATATAATCATTGAAATCTTCAGGATAATTTTCCCTCAAATAATCAATCATTACCCTACGAAGATTTTCAAAATCATAACTTTGAAAATCAGCATTACGAAAACTTTGGTATATTCTACGCCAGTCTTCTGCCACTAATAATCTATTTTGTCTATCAGTTGCTGACATTGCCCATCCTTATACTCGATATTTATCGTAGTTAATTAACTGCTATTTTAACCAATAATTCCTGCGCTTTGATCAAATCTGTAGCGTAGTGATTCACTGATATTGTAGGGCAAATAGGTCAAATCACATTCTATTTGAATACCTGTTTCATAGGCTGTAACAACTATATTTTCTGCCTGAATCCTCGGATCATAATTTATAATTTCTTCGACATCTCGTAAAATAATATCTCTAATTGCCTCAGTCATAGGTTCAAATATTATTTCCCAAATTATAGTTCCAAAATTAGGATCACTAAGTTTTTCACCTTTGCGTATATGAAAATGATTTAATAAATCTTGCTTAATTAATGACAAATCATAAAGACTAAAATTTTCACTATCAGGACTAATAGTGCTAAATCCTCTGTAAGTTCTAGGTAATGGTGGTGTTTCTCTGCGTTCCTTTCCTTGAACTAGTACTCTGTCATATAGTCTTTGAATAGCCATAAATTTATTTAATCTTTCCTAGTTTTAGCAAATGTATCAGTTTTTGTAGTATATTTTTTAAAATAAGCAGGGGTTATTAATATACTTTCACTGTTATCCTCATATCTTCCTTCAAGATCTCTATCTGTTTTTTCAGGTTTAAAATCTAAAGGACTTAGATTTTCATGAGCAGGCCATGGTTCTTTAACAGGTACACGACGCATAATAGTTTGAAACAGCTCACTACCTTCTTGATCTGGAACACTATGAGTTTTAAGAACTAGAGGTTTTTCAGCTTCTTGTGCTTGTTCTGCTTGGTTAGCGCTGGGGCCATTCATATGAATTTGAGGAGCCTGTTCTACAATATTACCACCAGCTAGTGTATGATTAGGACCACCACTGGTTTGATGTATGTGACCACTAACCTTTAAATCAAAATTTCCATTTACGCCGTGCTTAAAGTTCTGTAGATGTAGAATATCCACATTACCTGTTACCTTATGTTTATATTCTTGTTCATAAATCATATCAACTTTTTGTACTACTTTTACTTTGTGGTTCCCATCAATCATTAAAATATGATCTTTAATAACCTGTGTGTGCATCTCTTCTGCTACTTTGATATTAAAATTACGTCCTGCTTCCATATTAATATCACGATCAGCATACAAATTAAAATCCTGTTTGGTATGTATACTAATGCTATCTTCACAATAAATGTCCATCTTTCCATCACTGGTCAATTCGATCCAGGCTGTTCCACGAGCATTACCAATATAGATTAAATCTTCACTATTATGTAATAAAATTTGATGCCCAGTGCGTGTACGTATTCTAAATAATTCATTATGAAGTATTTTCTTATCACCTTGTTCACCTTCTTCTACACTGGCATATTCTGGTGGACCTTCACTAGCATTTGTCTTACGTAAAAACTTATCATCACCGTCATCCATTACAAAACTAAATCCACCGAGACGACTGATCGGGGCTCTATGTTCGTGTTCCTTCTTTCCTACCTTGCCTTTTGGACCATCTTTATCTAGAGGTCCAGGAGTGCTTATACCATATACAGCACTGGGAATATCTCTCCTAGCACTACTTGTCGTAATTCCTCTTACATCGTCTAGTAATAAACCTTGTTCTTTATAAATTTCAGCAAATGGATGTTGTGGTTTTTTAGCTCTAGTTGTATCTTTAGGTATAGATTCCTGTGTTTTTTTGTTATATTCAGCTACAGGTACACGTTCTTCTATACCGTTTTCTACAAAACTTGTAGCAGCATATCCAGGAGTCATAAAATTCATACTTAGATCCTGTACACAAGCCAACCAATAACCCTTTTTAGGATCACCATCAATAAAAATAACAATGACAGTTGCGCCTACATCTGGTGGTACCATCCAAAAACCATAACTTTTTTGAGTACCACTATAAGTATTTTCTTCACTATTGTACTCAACATCACTGGTACCCATAAAAGGACTAGCATATTTGACTATACGTAACTGTCCTTCGGCTCTGTCATCATTACCAACTTGACGTAATAGCTCAACCTCTAGGCTACCCATATATTTTGGATCAAGGTGACTGACCACCTTGGCCAACATGGGATATGGTTCAGTAAAGTCACTGTCAATTGGTTGTCTTGAAAGTTCTGATGTCATGTCCAAACGTCCTCATAACCAAGAGGTGCGCTTGATGGTTTTTCTAGTATTTCACCTTTTTCATTTATGTCTTGATTTAGCATTCTATACATTTGTAATCGTTGAGTAAACATTCCCTTATCCAGTGTGCTTTCTACTTCTGTAACTTGATAAAGACCACTAAATTGAGGTACTATAGGACTACCAAAATCAAAACTACCTTTTTCATGATTTATATCCACAGGGTTTCTAAATTGAACATATACATATACATCACCTTTTTGATAGTTTATACTCATGTCTGAAGTAAGCCCATCCGCATCAGTATCCCTGGCAGTGTAATTACCCATACCACTATCACCTAGATAAAACGGATCACCTAATATGGTCATTTGTAATTCAATCATATCACCTCCCCTAGTGATTGCTGAATGAAATTGCCTTGCTGCCAAAGTGCTGGGATCGTCAGGCATAGGCCCACCTGCGTTAGCCTTAACATCTAATTGGTCTGGCATGTTAGGAGTTTTTAAATTATCATCAAACAATGGATTGCTAGGTTCTTCTGTATCATTCTGTGGAGTATTTTCCTGTTTTTTCTTATCAACTGCTACATCAGCATTCTTGTCCTTGCTTTTAACGTCTTGATTACTTTTACCCAAGTCACCAGTTAAACTATTATAAAACCCAGTATTAAATGATATATCAAAATTAATTATATCTTCATTTTTACCAGTATAGATATATTCATATTTTTTTAAAGCTTGATCTTTTAATTTTTTTATACCGCTCGGTGTTTGATCTGGTGGCAAAAATTTAGCATGATTAATTTGATAAGGTAGTATTCTATATACTCGTATAGTAGGATATCTACCACTTACATTCATATTTCCGTCATTTTTAATAACATAAACTTGTGTATCTATTCGCCACCAATTAACTTTACCGTCTATGATATTAGCAGGATCTAATGCTTGTCTACCATAATCACTACCTAATAATATTTGATTTATAATAGTTGGAATGTTAGTTCCAGTTTTAAAACTGGCTTCACCTTCATTACTTTTTATTGTAACACTGCCTCTGACATACACTTGTTTGTCTTCATCCCAAACTTCACCATCTTTACCAAATGATGCTTTATCTTTTTTACTAGCATTATAGCCTAAAGGGGCACGACCTAACGCATTTATATTATTCTTTTGTTCTAGGTTATACCCGTCTGGTGATTTTTCTACATTTAATTGTCTTAAAATATCTCCTGAACTTCCTGCTTTACTATTAGTTGTAGCAGTTGTTGGTCTACTAGAATCTTGATCACTGT